TCACACCACCAACCCACCGCCGAGTGGGTTTAACGTCACCGCGTGTTGCAGGTAATCAGGGGCGAGGTGAGCATAAACCATCGTTTGCTGAATGCTCGCATGGCCCAGAATCTGCTGTAACGCGATAATGTTGCCCCCGTTCATCATGAACCAGCTCGCGAACGTGTGCCGGAGCACATGCGTAGCCTGTCCGCGTGGCAAGTCTGGTTTAACCTGCCTGAGCCGTTCGCAGAAGTTTTCATAATCAACTTTGAACAGCGGGCCGGTGTCACTGGTTTTGATCTCCTTCTCCAGTTCTTCCGAAATCGGAACCGTTCGCTTTTTCCCGTTTTTGGTTTTGAGGAACGTCACACGCCCATGATTAACCTGCTCACCTCGCAGCGTGCTGCCCTCTCCCCAACGCGCGCCAGTGCTAAGACATAACAGCGCTACACGGCGATCATCGCCGGTCAGGGTATCCAGCAGCCTGCTGATCTCTGATTTGGCGAGATAGGTCATAGCTGGCGGCGTTTCTTTCAGCGGTTCCAGTCCCTTGCAAGGGTTATCCTTGCTGAACTCATCCAGCTTAATCAACGTGCTGAACATACCGGAAAAGCGATATATATCCCGGTTGATCGTGGCGGCGCTGATCCCGTCATCCAGCCGTTGGCTGCGGTGCCGGGCAATGGTGCGCTTATCAAGCCGGTTAACTGCTGGATCTCCCAGCGCCCTGATGGTCTTTTTCAGGTGCCGTTTTTCTATCTCGCCATTTTCCTGAGTCTGCCCATATAGCAGCCACCAGGTATCTAACAACTCGCTTAATGTGCGGCGATCTACGCTCGCACCAAGCCATTCTTTTTTATCAGCGTTAGCCAATACATAACGCTCAAAAAGAACCGCCTCTTGTTTCTTCTCAAATCTCCTGCGGATGCGTTTTCCATTACGCCCGCGAGGCCACACGTCTACTTCATATTGACCACCTTCGAGCTTCTTAATCGACATAGCGAAGCCCTCCGGTACTACAGAGTGAAAGTGAATCTATCCAGTTGATGAAATCATGATGGAGCGTTAACCAGTTTTGCGGACGGAGCGGCGTGATGTTGCCGTAGTCTCTGGCCCATCAAGAGAGAGAGCCGGTTCAATTTGCCCGGCTTCTGGTGCGGTGTTACCGGTCATCAGCCAAAGCGTATATTTCGCAAAACGTGGGTTTTCGAGTATCACCGCGAGGTAATCACCGGGGATCTGCCTGCCTATAGATTCATAGTTTTTAAGGTTGTTCGCGGAGATGCCTGTTATCTCAGACATTTCCCTTCGGGATAGCCCTTCCGCTTTTCGCATGAGGTGAATTTTTTCACCAATACTTGTTTTTTGGATCATATGTGATCTAAACTCCGCTGTATTGGATTACATGTAATCCAATTTGTGACGTAGTACACCCGCCAATATAAGCAGGTGTAAGCCGAAATAAGCGCCTAGCGCCAGTGGGGATTATGACACATGACAGATAAAGAGTTAGAGGGGTTCATTGAAGTGCGTCATGCTGTTGACGCGGTTCCATACCCAAAATTTGCTGAGCTGATCGGTAAGAAACCCGCCACGGTTAAAAGCATGATTGAAGACGGTAAGTTACCGATCATCCCGTGGAAGAATCCTGAAAGCCTGGGCGCTCGTGCTGAAAACTGGATCTACATTCCTGAATTTAACCGCGCGATGCGTGATGCCTTCTACAACCGCCCGAAAGAACAGCGTGATGCCTGGCTGCTGTGGATTGGTCTGTAAGGAGTCGATGAGATGACGGGCCAGTTAATACAATTAAGCCGCCATAGTTATATTTATCGTGGCTTCACCATTCATAAATGCCCGCGCAATGCCATTACTATGAAAACGGCATATAGCGTTTTAAATAATGGGAATTATTTAGGGCGTGATTTTGCTTTAGCCGAAGCGATGAAAACAATTGATAGGCTAAAGAGCGGTGAAAGTTATGAAAGCTGAAATGATTATCGGTCTTTCTATTTTTGCTGTGCTGGTTTTGTATTTAATTCAATTACTGATCAGACAGCGAAGCGAAGAAGTAAAGCAGCAGAGAGCTAAAACGCTTGCTGAATTTAAAGCCCGCCGCGAAGAAGTCGAGCGCAAGGCCCGTAGACAACTGTAGCAGGTACACCATATGAACGATAACGCCCCATCACTTGCCAGCCTGTTAAAGCACGGTTGCCAGGTTACGCACTACCGCAATACACGCGGCTGGATTGAATGCCCGGACGGGCGATTTTTTAAACCGGAACCAAATGAGGTGCGCTTTATTAAAGGTATGAGTAAGCCTTTTGTTTATACGAAGAAGATAAACAAAGGCTTATTTAGTGCCTTAGCAAGTTTATTTAGAAAGCTGCTTTAGTAATTAAGTAACAGATAAAACTTTTTCTACCTGTCGTCACTTTATTAAGTGATGGCGCATTCACTCACCAAAAAAAGGGGTTAATTATGTTTGGCATGTTCAAGAAAAAAACTGCTGCTGTAAAAGTTGAATTAAAGAAAGTTGAAAATCGCGATTTGATGGAGGCCATTGTTGGTGGCTGTCTGCTGGTTGCTGCTGCTGATGGTGAAATTGAGAAAGAGGAAACCGCAAAGCTCGATCAGCTGCTGCGCTCCAATCCCCGCCTGAGCCATTACGGCAACGAAATCACCGCACTGATCACCCGTTTCACTGAACAGCTTGAGGCAGGTTTTCGCGTTGGTCGCATGAACATCCTGCGTGAAATCGAAGATATCAAAAACGACCCGAAAGAAGCGGAGGAAGTCTTCGTCAACATGCTGACCATTGCCGAATCTGACGGCGAGATCGAGCCGGAAGAACAAAAGGTACTGGAAGAGGTTGGGCGTCGTCTGGGCCTGCGCGTTGAGGATTACATCTGATGAGCCAGATGCTGAGCATGTTGCGGCCCGCGCTGGTTCTGCTGCTGGCTTTCATGGTGGTAGCGGTGGACTTCACCAGTTATCTGCTCTCAGCAGTAGGCGATCTGTTCTTCGTGGGGGCGCTCGTTGTTCTGGTATGGCCTGCAATTAAGCCAGCCAAAGAGCAGCAGGGCGACGAGTAAGAGAGGCACCGGGAAACCGGTGCTTATCCGGGGCGTTACTTCCGAGTGGTGCGCCTGATAAGCGGCAGTGATGGGGGATAGGGTTATGAGTATCGGGCAAGAAAAACCAGTATCCGGGCGTCAGATGTTCCTTGAACAGCGCGCCAGTTTGCAGTCGAGCATTTCAGTTTCCCGCACCAATGACACGGCGAGCCGTTTTAATCGCCTGGGCGAGACTCAGAAAAAGGTGATCATCCTGCTGGCAAACGAAGCCGCGCAGCGGTTTAAGGATCTGCCGTCCCTGACTCATTCCCATCTCACTATGCCTTTCGAACAGTTCAGCTCTCAGGACAAAGTGAGCCTGATGTTGGGCATTAAGCGCCTTGCCGAGCTGGCTGCGGCGTTGCCGTGGGAGTTTCCCGATTATGCCGCGCCGCGCCTTGAAATTCAGGAGTTACGCGAATCACAACCACCCGCGCCGGATGGCGCAGTCAATTAGCCACTGAATGATTAACCAGTAGTCAGGCGCATCACCGCGCCGGGCTTCCTGCACCCAGGAGAAAGCAAGATGATTCGATCACTACTCAAATGGCCCGGTGGCAAAAGCCGCGTGATGCCTGAATTACTCCCGCATTTACCAAAGGCTGGTTGCCTCGTGGAGCCTTTTGTTGGCGGCGCTTCCGTGTTCCTCAATACCGATTATCGCCGCTATATCCTTGCGGATATCAACCCAGACCTGATCCGCCTTTATCGTGAGGTGAAGAGCAATCCTGATCTGGTTATTGACCTTGCCCGCCCGCTCTTTGCGACCGGCAATTCCAAAGAGGAATACTTACAGAACCGCCGCATTTTCAACGGTACTAAAGGCTTGCTTGATGTGGCCAGCGCGGCTCTGTTTCTTTACCTCAACCGCCACGGCTACAACGGCGTGGTGCGTTACAACCAGAGCGGCGGTTATAACGTGCCGTTTGGTCAGCATAAAAGCGCGCCTTACTTCCCGGAGGCGGAGATCCGGCAGTTTGCTGAGAAGGCCAACGACACCAAAGCCATTTTCTTGTGCAGCTCGTTTCAAAATACCCTCAAAGTGATGGTTGGAACGGATGAAGCCATCTACTGCGATCCGCCATACCTGCCTGCCAGCGAAAACGCCAATTTCACTCAATACCACACCGAGCCATTCACCGAGCAGCACCACCGCCAGTTAGCGGCGGAGCTGCTGGAAGTGAACCGCAAATATGGCGCGCCGGTTGTCATTTCCAACAGTGACACCGAAACCACCCGCGAGATTTACCACCGTTTCCGCCTGCATGAAATCGACGTGCAGCGCTCTGTTAGTACTGACGCCAGCAACCGCCAGAAGGCTAAAGAGGTGATCGGCGTTCTCAAGGTATGCGAAGGGTGCGGGCGCGCGGGCGGAGGCAACTGCCCGGACTGCGGGCCGTGCTGTGGTGATGCCACTTACAACGCGATGGTTGCAGCGGGCGCTTTTGATGAGCAAGGGGGTTTCTGATGGCGAGCTTAATTGAATTTTTAGAGGCGGTTGGTCTGGAAAATGTGACCGTTCAACCACTTCACCAGTGCATTACGGGCGTAGCGATGGAGAGAAAAGGCGGTGCCAAAGTCAGCTTTTTGACCAATGAAATAACCCCATCTGATGCATTCGGAGAGATGAAAAGAACGGCGTTCATCGTCTGGATGGACGCTAAGAAGTTTGATGCCGCACTTGAAAAAACGAAGGGCAAATGAGCATGAAACAGAATAAGAGCGCGGTTTTATCATCAATCCAAAATGTTGCTGTTTTCTTCAATTACGGCGGTGAAACAGTAGCGTTAAAAATGACAGCCGAACAAAAGAGAGTGATCGGCCTGTTTGCTATTTCAGCCGTTGAAGGTACTGCGGAACTGGTGCGGGTGCCTCATTTGTCATTACCAGCAGATCCAGAAATGGAGGCTCTGTAATGTCAAAAATCTATATCGCTGGCCCAATGAGCGGATTACCTGGTTTTAATCGCCCGGCGTTTCACCGTGCTGCCGCGCACATTGTACGGCGCGGAAACGTTGCTCTTAATCCGGCGATCCTGCCGGATGGGTTAGAGCAAGCGGAGTATATGGATATCTGCCTTGCCATGCTTCGCTGCGCTGATGGCGTCTTCATGTTGGACGGTTGGCAACAGTCTGCTGGGGCAAAGGCAGAGTACGCGCTTGCTGAAAAGTTGGGGTTGGATATTCAGCACCAGATGATTGATCGGTACATGGGCGCACGATGACCACCGCAGCAAGTGGGCGCGGCGCTCCAACGCCGCCCCCTCCGTATCCGGGTAGCGCACCAGACGCCACCCGGTACGCTTACGAATGGCAGAAGCCGAAAGCTGCCATTTGTGTTGATAAGACTCCCGTTGTTGATCTAGTCGAGCTGGGTCAAGAACAGGAGTTTTTGGCGTGGGTGAAAGTTACCCTTTCGCCGCTACCCCGCTTTATTCGTCTGCGTCTGGCTTCCCGCATTGACAGCATTCACACCATGAAGGGCAGACACATCGCCCGTCTGGCGCTGCGCGATATCATCCGCAGGGATCTGCCACCCATCAACATGGTTAATGAGCAATACGCTATTGCGATGACCGATGAGGCTAAATCTCAGGCTGATACAGCATTCAAAGGGGTAAACCCGCTTTACCACACGTTTAACACTCTTCACGGATTGGTTGAGCGCTTTAACCGCCTGCCGGACTTCACGCCGGAAGATGTTGAGCTGCTGGCGCAGGATATTGCTATCTATATGCGGTCTGTGCTGAGCGAAGTTCACGAAACGGTAGAGACGCAGAGTGATCGCAAATATGCCGAATACCTTTACACCGAAGCGGCTATCCTCGCGCGGCTTTTCTTCCTGACGCCTCCAAGCTGGGAAAAGTATTGCCGGGGCGCGCTGTTTATTGATGAAGCTACTACCGGCATCAGCAAGATGCTGGATGATCGCTATTGGCACCGTAACCTGAAAAAGTACGCTGCGCGCTGGCGCGAGCACCTGCACATTGCCTTTGGTGACGTGAAGCGGGGCGCTGCACCGTATTGCAGTAAGCACCATGTTGATGAGTGGGATGCCCGGCGTAAACGTAGCCGCGCGATCATGGCCCGTCTTGAACTGGAAGACCAGGACACCAAAGAGCGCATTTCACTTATTGAGCAGATCGATAAGAGTATTTCTAACCCGGCATTGCGCCGCGTTGAACTCATGACCCGCATTGGTGGTTTTGAGAAAGTAGCCACCGAAAGCGGCTATGCAGGCCAGTTTTTTACTCTGACAGCACCATCAAAATACCACGCCTATACCGTATTCGGTCATCGTAATGCCAAATGGAACGGTGCCAGCCCAAGAGCAACGCAGCGCTACCTTAACCGGGTATGGCAAAAGATTCGTGCTGAGCTTGCCCGCCGTGAAATTCCGGTCTTTGGCCTGCGGGTGGCTGAGTCACACCACGATGGTACGCCGCACTGGCACGGCCTGTTGTTTTCCCTGCCGGAACATTCCACCGAGTTGCTGGAAGTTATGGAAGACTACGCAACCCGTGAGGATGCGGAAGAATTACAAGGTAAACACGGCAATCAACCGCGCTTTGATATGAAGCCGATCGATCATGAAATCGGCAGCGCCACCGGCTATGTGGTGAAGTACATCAGTAAGAATATTGACGGCTACGCGCTCGACGGCGAAACGGACGACGAGAGCGGCAGGCCACTGAAAGAAACGTCAAAACATGCAACCGCCTGGGCATCGTGCTGGGGCATCCGTCAGTTTCAGTTTTTGGGCGGTGCGCCGGTATCTGTCTGGCGTGAGCTGCGCCGGTTCCGCAATCAGGAACAGGCCGACAAGATAAACCCGCTATTTGCTGAGCTGCACCGTGCTGCGGATGCTGGCGACTGGCAGCAATACACCCAATTGCAGGGCGGGGCACTGGTTGCCCGCCGTGATCTGCCGTTGCGCATCTGGTACCAGCAGAAAGACGAGCCGAATGATTACGGCGAGTATCTGGATCTTATCAAAGGTCTGGTGATGCCTGCCGTTCACATCCCACCAATTGAAACCCGCCTGCATACCTACCGCATTGTGCGTAAGAAACCGGAAGTTTTAGACGACTCCGGGCAGGCCGTTGACTTTGATTTTGACCTTCGGGGCGCGTCCGCGCCCTCTAGGACTCGTGTCAATAACTGTACCGAGGTCAAAAAACGAACAGATTCACCGCCCGGATCACCGTCATTAATGACAGTGCCAGATGAGCGGGAAGGGCCGGAACAGTTTGAGATCGGTCAGTTGACCCAGGAACAGCGAAAACAGGTATGTGAAGGCCTTCATAACCACAAACCGAAGCGGCAGAAATCGCCTGCTGATGAGTTTGAGGAGCTGGCGCGCAGCATTACCAGCGGAGACTGTTCCGAATATGACACCCAGCGAGCAGAAAGTTACCTCAAAGCCGCCCACGCGATCAGGCAGCAAGAGCAGGTTTTATCACCGGCAATTGCTGGTCTGGCGGGGCTGGTTCAGTCATGGGCGCAGGTTAAGAAAGTGCAAATCAGCAAGCCGCAGGCCATGCAACTGGCGCGCGGTAATGAAGTGACGGTACTCGATACCGTGTATCGCGCGCATCCGGTTACAGGTGAGTTGATTATCGCCGGTACCGATCAGCCGTGGCGCAAATCCATATCCAAACACAAGGTTGGCGAGCTGGTTGACCGCTGGAAAGCGGCGGTTAAGACAGCAGATAGCGGGGAGTAAGAGAGGAAAAATGAAAACGATTCTGGATGTTATCGGTTTTTTGCTGGCGGTTTCGGCCTATGACTGGATGCGGACGAACATACCAGCAAAGCGCCGGGCTGCATGGATTGCGGCAGCGGTAGCTTTATTAGCCTGGGTTTGTGTTCGGGCTGTTGGTGAGGCGTTATTTGAGGTGCTGATCCAATGGGTTTGGTGACAATCGTTATGACCTGCGCAACTTGTTGCGCGGGGAGTGGCGATTCTGCGGGCGCGGGCGGCAAAGAGTCCGCTAGCGCCACTAAGTGGCGCTCATTGGGTGCCGCACTGTCAGATTTGGCAATGTTGGCCATACGCATCGAGCACCGTCATTTTTAGCAGTGCTGCAGCTGCAATGTGAGGATTTACGGATGAGTTATTTAGGGAGCAAAGGCGGTAGTGGCGTCTATCAAAAAATCATTGCCGAGATGCCGCCGCATGATACTTACATTGAAACCCACCTGGGCAGTGGGGCGGTAATGTTCCATAAGCCGCCAGCATTACGGAACTATGGCGCGGATCTGGATGAAACCGCGCGCATACAGACGTTGCAGCGCTGGAAAGACCGGGGCATCAACCCGCCACGCCTTGATTTTTTCCACGGTGATGCAGTCTATTTTCTGGAAAGCCTGAAACAGAACGGTGCGATCACTGGTGTGCCAGCGTTTGCCAAGCTGGGGCGGGTGTTGGTCTATTGTGATCCGCCTTACATGCCGGAAACTCGCACCAGTCGCGCCCGCTATCGTCATGAATATACCGTTGCCGATCATGAGCGTCTGTTAGCCTGCCTCATGAGCCTGCCGGAAAACGTCAGCGTGATCCTGTCTGGCTACCCGTCGCAGCTTTATGACGAAACGTTAACGGGCTGGCGCAGTATGGAATTTCAGGCCATGACGCGCGGCGGGGTGAGAACAGAAAAAATCTGGATGAACTACGGCGAAGGTCGGGCATATTCCCACGCTTTTGCTGGCAAAGATTACAACGATCGCAGCCGCATTAAGCGGAAAGTTGAGCGCTGGCGCGCGAAATATGCGGCGTTACCGCCTGCTGAGAGGCTGGCAATTATGGCGGCGCTCAATGAGGTTGACGCCGGTTAAGTACTCGTTTTCAGAAAGTGCGCGTTTTTGGTGCAAAATTACGCGCATATTTGCACAATTTTTTTGATGGTACTTTTACCAGACAAGCCCTGATGCGGCGGGGCTTGCCGTGATTTGCAAGTTTGCACAAAAAGACGGGGGTTTTGTGTGCGGGCGAGGCGGGGGAACCATCGCGCGCTGAGGGGGTAATGAGGGTATACCTGTTAATGCCCTTTTTCGCGTCTGTGCGGCTCTGTTTTGATGTGGTTGCGTTGTGGTCTGGTGAGGGGATGGAAAAGAAAAGCCCCTGCCAGCGTGGCGCTGAGGGGCTTGTGTGGCGTTTGGCTTTTGCGCTGGTTGCGCTCACCCTCTGGCAGGGTGAGGCATCAATCTTTTTGAATGGTCAGGCGGCTGTTGATGGGGTTGCGAGGGCGTAAGGGTTAAAGCGGATCACCTCAAAGCCCAGCCAGTCATTCAGCTCTTTCAGGCTTTCTTGTATCGGCGTCAGCTCGTTGATGGAGAAGACGCGGGCGGCTTTCTCAACGTCACCAAACCCCCCGGCGTTGCCTGGCATCACCCCCATCAGTTGAGGCGGAACGCGGTGCGCGGCAAGCATATCATCCCGCGTTGCGTCCTTGATGCCGGTAAACTCATCCTTTGCCGCTATCTGGCTGAATGGCAGGATTTGCAAGCCGTCTTTCTTCCCGCCTGCTGCGTATACGAACAGGTTTTTAAAAGCGCCGCCGCCGCGCGCATCCTTCAATGACTTTTTCAGGCTCTCAACGTCTTTGTTGTTGGCGATCGGGTCGGTCAGGTAGACGATTACCCCGGCGTGACTGCCGTTGATGTAGTAGTTACGGCGGAACATGGTCGCTTCACTGTTGAGCATGGCGCTTTGTAACGAGGCCATGTATTCAGGTGCGCCGTAGATCTCCTGGTGGATGCTTGGATTTTTTATCTGGCAGATGCTGCCCGGCTTGAATGGGTAGTCCGCATCGCGGCGGGTGATAAACCAGTATTGATCTTTTTTCAGGTCGCTGCCGCGTCGGGTATATTTGGCCTGGGCGTGTTTTAACGCAATAGGCTCGCCAAGCATGTTACGGCGCACCTCCATGTAGTTGTTACCGAATACCAGATAATCCAGCACCCACGCGCTCATTTCCTGCCTACTCAGCAGCGGGTGAGGGATGTAGCAGGATGTGATCACATTACGTTTAAAGACCAGCGGCGACTGATGATAGGCCGTTGAATCAAACATCCGGGCGATGCCGTAGGGGCTGATCGGTGGTTCAAAATATACGCCGTTATCAGCACACTCCATGCAATCCAGCAACATGCTGCGATCGGTGATGGCTACCGGGTCGCCAAAGCTGAATGACTCAATGCCTGCGGTTTGTTCGCTGGCACCCGGCTGCGGTCTGGCCTGAAACTTTTGCTTTTTGCGGCTCACGTTTAAAACTCCTCTACAAAACTGTCACTACCGCCGCCGCTTTCGCTGCCGATCGGCTCGTTATACAAAGCTGTCATTGATGCCCAGGCGAGATCGCCGTGATTACTGCCGCGTTTGCGGTCGGAAACGTAGGTCATTACCCCGCCTTTCTGCACCTTGCGAACCGTCATAAATGACTGGACGAGATCCAGCATTCCCGCATCCACTTCCAGACGACCGGCACGGATCAACATAAGCGCTTTCAGCACCATGGCGCGCTTGAGTGGGGCGGAATACTGGTATTTCACCGCCAGCGGGAAGAACTTGATTACCAGTTGCCAGACGGCATCACCAATGCCGGTGGCATCAATCGCGATGTGCTGGACGTTGTAACGCTCCGTCAGCCCTTGAATGGCCTTTGCCTGTTCCTCAAACTCCATCCCGCGAAGCTGGATGCGTTCAATGATGCGGAACTTGCCGCCCGGTACCGCTGGCGGAACTATGACGACCAGCCCGGCAGAGTCACCGTTTCCGCTTCCCCCGTTGGGGTCATAGCCGACCCATACACCGCGATCGCCTATCGGTTTGGGTGCGAATGGGTTCCAGTCGGGCCATACATCATCGTTGAAGCCGTCAACGCAGCAGCCGATCATGGCGTTGTAGTTAAAGGCACGCTCTCCCGCAGTCACGAAGCGGCAACGATAGAGGTTGTCGTATTCCTCCGGGGAGTTTTCCATCTTGATGGTTTCAATTTTCACCAGGTTGAAGCCGAGTTTTACCGCGTCTTCAATGGTGACAATCTGCCGCCAGATCCCATCACCGCCCAACTTGCCGTTTTTCAGCGCTTTATGGCTGACGTCTATTTCTACCCGTTCACCTCTGGGCCTTGCCTTGTTGAACAGGTCGCCAGTCCAGAAGGCGTAAGCCTCATGCTCCTCTGTGGATGGCGTAGAAAAGTAGGTACGGCGCAGACCTTCATGGGTTGCCATACCTGCGGCGACTCTGCGCAGCTCAAGGAAATTGTTAATCCAGAATGCTTCATCCAGATACAGATCCCCAGTGTAACTCTGCGCTGTTGCTGCCGAGGTGCCGAGAAAGTAGAACGTTGCGCCATTGCTCAGGGTGATAGCGTCGCCGCCTTTCAGCTCAACGCCAACCTGTGCAGCCAGTAGCTGGATGAACTTCTTGAACTGGAACGCCTGGGCACGGCTGGCTGATAAAAAGATTTGGTTGTTGCCGGTTTCCAGCGCCCGTAACAGCGCTTCGCGGGCAAAGTACCAGGTGGCACCAATCTGGCGTGATTTGAGGATAAAGCGGTTGCGGCGTTCGCGCTGCTTGTACCACCGTTTTTGATGCTCGTAGAGCGAATCAAGCACCAGAGCGCGCAGATCCCCGATCTGCTCTTCCGTAAAGTGATTTTTCGGCTTCTTCTCACGGCTTTTCTCTTCGCTGCGGTGTTCTTCGCGCTCCATCCGCACCAGTTGACGGGTTAACAGGTCAATGGTTTTGAAGTCATGCGCTGTCAGGTCTGGCTTTTCCGTCAGGCGTAACAGCCGCACCTGCATCCGATCCTGTACGCGCTCCAGCGCAGTGGACTCGTCCCACTTATCGCGGCGACGCCATGAATACAGGGTGTTGGTGCTCACGCCGATCGATTTTGCGATCTGCGTGATGCTGTATGCCTGCCAGTACATGACCTTAGCGGCAATCCGTGGCTCATCGTGGGAAGTCTGTTTCATGCTGGCAGAGTACCGCGCCCGCGCGCGCGTCGCTTTGGGTTGTCATTGTCGGAAAACGGCAACAACGGCAACGCTTTGCGCGTTTCGGCTGCGGCGGGAATGATAGGGGCACTGGTTAATATCACTCACTCATTCGGGATTTCGACATGCCAAAGTCAAAACCATTTCGCGTTGCTGTCGAGGGTGCTACCTGCGACGGTCGGACGCTGGAGCGTCAGCACATTGTGCAGATGGCTCAACGCTTTAACCCAACCGTATACGGTGCCCGCGTCAATCTGGAGCACCTCCGGGGCTACTCTCCAAACAGTGATTTTCGTGCTTATGGCGATGTTATTGCCGTCAAGGCAGAGGAGATCACCGAGGAGCCGCTGAAAGGCAAAATGGGCCTGTATGTGCAGGTTGATGCCACTGATGATCTGGTTGCCCTGAAAAAGAACCGCCAGAAGATTTATCACAGCATTGAAGTGCATCCCTCCTTTGCAGATACCGGCGAAGCCTACCTGATGGGGCTGGCCTGTACCGATAGCCCCGCCAGTCTGGGCACGGAAATGATGGAGTTTTGTTCCAAAAACACCGTTAACCCGCTGGCATCCCGTAAGCATGATCCGGCTTGTTTCTTCACCGCCGCCGTTGAATCCACGATGGAATTTGAGGATGAGCAGCCGCCGCAGGATGAAGGCAAAAACTTCTTTGCCCGTGTTAAGGCGCTGTTGGGCGGTACGCAACAGCAGTTTAGCCAGCAGAACGGTGAAAACCGTGAAGCTATCGAGGCGATTGCCGAGAGCCAGGGCAAGCTGCTGGACAGCACAACCCAGCTTTCCGTTGCGGTGAAAGGTAAGGCTGACGCTACCGAGCTGGAAAGCCTGCGTAAGGACTTCAAAGCGCTGGAAGAGAAACTAAAAGGCCAGGACGCCGATCAGTACAGCCAGCGCCCGCCTGCCACTGGCGGCGATGGTCAATCAACTCAACATCTGGCTGATTGCTGATAAGGCTCAGTGCGTCAGGCTCAGGAAAGGAAAATAAGATGCGTAATACAACCCGCGATTTGTTTGATAAGTACATTCAGCGACAGGCTGAACTGAACCATATCAGTGCTGCTCACATCACCAAGGCGTACAGCATTGATCCGAGCGTTGAGCAGACGCTTGAGGATAAGATCCAGCAGTCGTCTGAGATGCTGAAAAAAATTAATATTTACGGCGTTAACGATCAGACAGGTGAAAAAATCGGGCTGGGTGTTAGTGGCCCGGTATCCAGTACCAACAATTCCACCACAGATCGCCGTCAGCCTACCTCTGTGGCGGCGCTGGATTCGAATAAGTACACCTGTAACAAGGTGAACGCCGATACCTTTACGCCGTACACGCAGCTTGATGCCTGGGCAAAATTCCCGGACTTTCAGCAGCGCCTCAGCAATCAGATCATCAAGCGTATTGCGCTCGATCGCATCATGATCGGCTTCAACGGTACCAGCTACGCGGAGAAGTCAGACCGCGCCGCCAACCCGCTGTTGCAGGATTGCGGTATCGGCTGGCTCCAGCAGTACCGTGCGAACGCAGCTCAGCGCGTGATGAAAGATGTCACCGTGACCAGCCGTGACGACACCAATCAGGTGATCGCGAAAGGTGATTACGGTAACTATGACTCCATCGTATTTGATGCCGTCAACTCGCTAATGGATGAGTGGTACAAGGATTCGCCTGATCTGGTGGTGATTACCGGGCGTAATCTGACGGTAAACCGTTCATTCCCGATCATCAACGCTGTCAGCACCAATAACCCGAACTCCGAAGCGCTTGCCGGGCAGTTGATTGCGTCACGTAAAACGATCGGCAACCTGCCGTCATTTATCGCGCCATTCTTCCCTGATGGCAGCATGTTCATTACCTCCTGGGAAAACCTGTCCATTTACTGGCAGGAAGGTGGGCACCGTCGCCGCATCGTTGAAGAGCCGGAATATAACCGTGTCTCAACGTACAGCTCTTCGAATGATGCTTACGTCATTGAAGACTACGGCTATGGCTGTCTGATCGAAGGCATCACCGCCGCCGAGCCAGACCAAGCACCATAAGACGCCGCAGGCCAGCAGTGCGCTGGCCTGTTCAGGGGGCATAAATGTTAACACCAGCACAAAAACACTTTGATCGGGTGATGGCAGAGCGCCGCAGTAATCGCGGGGCGACAACAGCCGACAGAACAGCCTACGAGCAGGTGCTTTTCCGCTTGCGCATGGATAAATCCGACCTCAGCCGCATCCAGTCGAATGCCGGTAAGGCGAAGCTCAAAAGCGAGCGCCTGCCGGATTACCTGCCGTGGATTGATGGCGCACTGGCAGCGGATACGGGCCAGGCGGATGAAGTGATCACCACCGTAATGATCTGGGCGGCGGATGCCGGTGATATTGCGCAGGCGCTGCGGATAGGTCAGTACGTGCTGCGCCATAAAATCCCGATGCCTGACCAGTACAAGCGCACCACCGCCACGGTACTGGTTGAAGAGATTTGCGATCCCATCCTTGCCGCCTTCAAAGCGAACCCGGCAAAGGCGATCGTGAGCATTGACAACCTCAACGCGCTGAACGGCATCACCACCCATGAAGATATGCCCGATCAGGTAAGGGCCAAGCTGTTTAAGGTCATGGGGTACACCGTGCGCCTTAATCAGGACGTTGAGTCCCAGCAGCTTGCCCGCTCGCATTTGCAGGAAGCTATCAGGCTCAACGCAAAAATTGGCGTGGCGCGTGATATCGAACTGCTTGATCGCAATATCAAAAAGCTGACCGCCGCCAACGGCGGAGAAGGTGAGGGCGATGCGCCACCGGTACAGCCGGAAGCGAAGCCAGAGGCCGCGAAAGCAGCGCCGGAGAAAGCGCCGCGCACTACCGCAGCCAGGAACCAGAAAAACAGCCAGGCAAAACCGGCAGCAAAGAACAAGACGACGCGCAAAACCGCGAAGTCATAACGAATGTGCCCCCGCGCACCAGGCGGCACGGTGTGACGTAATAAGGCCCGGCCTCTACTGCGTCACACCGTCCACCGCCTGCCTTATGGAGATACCTGTATGAGCCTGGTCGCCACTGAACCGGTAAGACCGCCATCAGATCCCGCGCCGGACGATGGCGGCGCAAAGGTTGAGAGCCTGACTTTCTGGCCTGTCATCATGCTGGCTGATTTGCGCCGCGCGATGCGCCTTGATGGGCAGGTAACGACCGATCGCCTTATGTCCCGCACCATTGAGGCAGTGGCCCACGTCAATGATCAGCTTTTTCTGTGGCGTCAGGTTCAGGTTGATGCCGGTTATCTGACTCTGGCGGAGATCCCTGCCGATCCGGTGAATGGCGAATCGGTGAAGGTCTGGCGCTATAAAAATGCCGTCTGGTCACTGACCAAAGCCCTGCTGATTGAGGGGTATCGCGATATTGATACCACCAGTAAAGGGGATGACCACGCGCAGGCGCTCAGCACCCAGATAGATACGCTCTGGCGTGATGTTCGCTGGTCGATTCGCGATATCCAGAATGAAGATCGCGGCCTTGCGGAGCTGTGCTGATGAACGTGCAGGCGCAGCAGGATGACACCGTTGATGAACTCTGCTGGCGGTATTACGGCAGGACGGCGGGAGTAACCGAAGCCGTGCATGAAGCCAATCCGGGGCTGTGCGACAGCGGCCCGCTGCTGAGTGCCGGGCAGGTTGTTTATCTTCCCGAATTACCACCACCCACCCAGCGGGAAACCGTGCAGCTATGGGATTGAGAGGTTGCCATGAGCGACGTACCTACCGGGATGCTGGAACAAACAATGAAATGGATTGCTACTTATCTGCCGACGCTTTACGCGGCAGGCGCTGCGCTGAGCATTTCGGCGCTTATGAGTCTTTATGACGGTCAGTCAATGCTGAAAACTGCCACCGGTTCACTGGTCTGCGGGATCGTTACGCTGGCGGTTGCCGGTTCGCTGGAATATCTGGGCTTGCCGTCTAATGCCGTTACCTTCGTGGGCGCATCCATAGGTTTTATGGGTGCTGACAAGGTGCGCAACAAAGTGACCGGCTTTATTGAAACCCGTATCGGAGGGGCGAAAAGTGGAAATGAGTAAGAACGGTCTGGCTCTGCTGAAAAGTTTTGAGGGCTGCGAACTCACGGCTTATCAGGATTCTGTGGGCGTCTGGACGATTGGTTATGGCTGGACGCAACCCGTTAACGGCAAGCCGGTTAGTAAGGGCATGACTATTACCCAGGACACTGCCGATAGTCTGTTGTGTAGCGGCGTAGTGCAGTATGAGAAAGGCGTTACGGGTCTGGTGAAAGTTGCTGTGAACCAAAACCAGTTTGATGCTCTCGTTGATTTTGCCTACAACCTGGGCGTTAAGGCTCTGGAAGGTTCCACGCTGATGAAAAAGCTAAATGCCGGTGATTATGCTGGCGCAGCAGATGAATTTCCGAAGTGGAACAAAGCAGGCGGCAAGGTTCTCAACGGTCTGGTGAAACGCCGTGCTGCTGAGCGCTCGCTGTTTCTGTCATGAGCTGGTTGTTGTCTTACTGGAAACCCGCGCTGATCGCTGTGCTCTGCGGTCTGGTTGTCTGGTGGTTCAGCCATCAACGCTATACCGCTGGATACAGCCAGGCTAACGATGAATGGGCACTAAAATGGAAACAGCGGGATGCTGACGATGCTGCCGCGCTGGCAAAGCGCCAGGCAGAAGCCAGAGCCGAAGAGCAGCGCCGACAAGGTGAAATAGATGCGATTGAGAAAAGGGCAGGGGAGCAGATTGCTCAGGCCGCTGCTGATGCTGACCATGCCCGCGCTGTTTCTGACGGGCTGCATGACGAAGCCGCAAAACTCGCCGCCAGACTGGCAGCAAGTGAACGCGCCCGCCGTGCCGCAACTGCCAGCGAAAGCGCGACAGGCACCACCGGCAGCGAGCTGCTTGCCGAGCTGTTCCGCCGCGCTGACCAGCGAGCGGGAGAGCTGGCGGCAATTGCTGATCAGGCAAGGATCCGAGGGCTGACCTGTGAAGCGGATTATGATGCCCTGACAGGGGCCAACGCGGCGGAGAAATAGCGATGTTAAAACCCGATCTGCTGCGCAAACACATCAGCCAGGCGGTGCCGTGGTTGCGTGACAATCCTGATAATCTGGCGGTGTATGTCCAGAAGGGGCGCATGGTAAGCACTGGGCAGCGCTCTGCCTCGTTTGAATACGAGTACACCATTGAGGTGCTGGCGATGGATTACCCTGAGCCGCTGGATTCCCTCAGCCTGCCAATTCTGGCGTGGGCGCGCCTGTATCAGCCTGAGCTGCTATTCAACCCTGACCGTGCCCGCGAAGGGATTACCTTTGAAGCGGATATCCTGAGCAATTCAACCATGGATGTGCTCATCAAAATCCAGGCCAGTGAGGCGGTTGTTGTCAAAGTTGAAGAGGGCAAGCCGGTTATACATCACCGTGCTGATCCTATGCCGGGGCCGGAGCTGGGTGCCTGGTCACTGGTCTTTGAAGATATGGTAAGCGGCGAGACGTGGACGGACTAAATGAACGTTGATCCGCTGTTCCATGCCCTTGATGATTATCTGGCAACCGTGGCGGCGCAGCTCGCACCGGGCCAGCGCCGCAAGCTCACGCGCGAGGTTGCTATTGGCCTGCGCAAACGACAGCAGCAGCGCATCAACAGCCAGAAAAACCCCAGCGGGGAAAGCTATACACCGCGCCGCCGTAAGATTTTGCGCACTCAGGGCGGGGTTAAATTCCTGTGGAAAGATGAAACGCGTGAGCTGAGCAACTGGCGCACCACCGGGCGCGGAGAGCAGCGCGCTATCACCGGTTATGATGTTGATAAAGGGGCGTTGCGCACGTTCTATAAGCGCGATATTCAGCGCTATATTGAGATCCATCTTAACCAGACCAAGCGCACCACCACCCGCAAAGAAAAGATGTTCCGCCGCCTGCGCACCGCTCGCTTTCTCAAGGCATACGGTACCGCCAGCGCCGCCGTGGTGGGTTACTCCGGGCATACCGCCGAGATCGCCAGCGTTCACCAGTATGGTGAGGTAGATACCGTGGCACCCGGTGCCCGTACCCGTTACCCGGCGCGTGAACTGCTGGGCTTTACGGAAAGCGATCTTGACTGGTTGGCGGATACTATAGTCAGTTTTCTGCAACCCTGACCCCTTCCTGCAGCACTGTTAAAAGTGACGGTGCTCGATGCGTTTTCCCGCCACTGTCATAGCTGGCAGTGTCTGCCGGTACCGCTATCCATTGTTACCAACCCCTGACAACGCCAGCGCGTTGCTTGCGCGCGCGCGGATCATGAAACTGGCTGTAAATTTAATAACGCAAGCCAGCTTATGAACCTGAATGAACTCTATCGCCTGATCTGTAACCTTGTCCGTATTGGTACGGTGACGGATGTTGATCTTGCTGCTGAGCCGCCAGTTGCGCGAGTCTCAACGGGAGAGAATACAACTGACTGGATTCGCTGGGCGGCTTTGCGCGCCGGAACGGCTGTTACATGGTGGGCACCATCACCGGGCGAGCAGGTGTTACTTTTTGCCCCATGCGGTGATCTGGAAAATGCCGTCATCATGGGCAGCTTGTACAGCGATAGTGTGAAGCCACCGGATAACGGTGAAACGTCAAATGTTACTTTGTACCCTGACGGGGCGAAGGTTCTGTATGACCCGGCAACCGGTGCGCTGGCTGCTACTGGTATTAAGAGTGCAACCGTAGAGGCTTCTGACTCTATCGCCGCGACTGCCCCCAATATGACCTGTACCGCAACAACCTCAATCACCCTTGATACGCCGGAAGTGATCTGCACTAAAAAGCTCTCATGCTCCACGTTTGAAATGAAACAGGGCGGCAAGATGACCGGCAATGTTGAGCATAGCGGCGGCAGTATTACATCAAATGGTGTTGTGGTGCATACCCACAAACATGGCGGCGTAGAACGTGGCGGAAGCCAGACGGACGGCCCGCAATGACCAGTGCAAGATATAGCGGGATGAACGCCGAAACCGGCGAAGCGCTCACCGACAACGAGCATATTTCTCAGTCCATCAATGACATTTTGTTAACGCCGGTTGGCTCTCGCGTTATGCGCCGTGCCTACGGCTCGCAACTCAATAACCTGATTGACCAGCCAGGCAATGCCGTAACGCGCCTTCGCATTATGTCCGCGATATACAGCGCGCTTTTCCTCTGGGAGCCGCGCATCTCACTGACCAATATTGTGCTGACGGAAACCGGGGCGGGGCAGATGGTTGCCACCATTAAAGCCAGCCGGACGGATACCCAATCACCCTTTACCACGGACGTAACGATCGGCAGGCAGGTGCAGGCATGAGCGGAACAATTGACCTTTCACAATTACCGCCTCCGGTAGTGGTGGAGCCGCTGGACTTTGAAACGCTGTTCAATGAGCGTAAAGAGGCATTTATCGCGCTTTACCCGGAAGATGAACAGGATGTGATCAGGCGCACTCTCTCGCTGGAATCTGAGCCGATCACCATGCTGCTGGAAGAAAACTGCTACCGCGAATTATTGCTACGCCAGCGCGTGAACGAAGCGGCGCGGGCGGTAATGGTGGCGTACTCCGTGGGCAGTGATTTGGATCAGCTGGCGGCAAACTTCAACGTGGAGCGCCTGACTATTACGCCGGAAGATGACAGCGTTGTACCGCCTGTGCCTGCGGTGATGGAATCGGATGCCGATCTGCGCGTCCGCACCCCGCAGGCGTTTGAAGGGCTGAGCGTCGCCGGGCCAACGGCGGCATATGAATTTTTCGGCCTGTCTGCTGATGGGCGCGTTGCTGATGTGTCTGCCGTAAGCCCAACGCCTGCCTGCGTTACCATCTCTGTGCTTTCCCGCGAGGGTGACGGCACCGCCAGCCAGGAGCTGATCGATATCGTTGCCAGCGCGCTGAATGGCGAAGAGGTGCGCCCGGTTGCCGATCGCGTGACCGTGCAGGCGGCGGAGATCGTGCCTTATGAGATTGATGCCACGCTGTATATCTATCCGGGGCCGGAGTCGGAACCCATCCGCCAGGCATCTGAGCAGAAGTTACAAGCGTACATAGCCGATCAGCGTCGTCTGGGGCGTGATATCCGGCTGTCTGCCATTTATGCCGCGCTGCATGTAGAAGGAGTGCAGCGGGTGGAGCTGGCGCAGCCGGTGGCGGATATGGTGCTTGATGATACTCAGGCGTCCCACTGTACCGGCTACACCATAACCGTTGGGGGATACGATGAGTAAAACCCTCACGCCGCCCAGCTCAACGCGCCTTGAGCGTGTCGCCGCCCGCGTCTGCGCCTCTCTGGGGGAAGTGCGGGTACCGCTGCGTCAGCTCTGGGATCCGTACACCTGCCCGGTTGACCTGCTGCCCTATCTGGCGTGGGCTTTCTCCGTTGATAGATGGGATGAGAACTGGCCCCAGACAACGAAGCGTAAAGCGATAGCTGATGCGTTTTACCTGCACCGCTACAAAGGCACCACCGGAGCAATGCGCCGCGTTGTGGAGCCGTTCGGGTATTTCATCCGGGTTAACGAGTGGTGGAACATCGACACCGACCCCGGCACGTTTACGCTGGATATTGGCGTTGAAGATGAAGGCATCAGCGAAGAAACCTATCTGGAGCTTGAGCGCCTGATTAGCGATGCAAAACCCTGCAGCCGTCACCTGGTCGGCATGTCTATCAACCTGCAGACCTCTGGCACGGCCTACGTAGGAGCATCCAGTTACATCGGTGAAGAAATCACGGTTTATCCCTATTTTGCTGAAACCATTATTTCTGGCGGAGCCATCTACGATGGGGCTGCAGTCCATATTGCTGACACAATGAGAGTAAATCCATGACCGCAAAATATTACACATTACTAACGGAAGTGGGCGCAGCAAAGCTGGCAAATGCCACTGCGCTCGGCGTGCCGTTGAAGTTAACGCATATGGCTGTAGGGGATGGTGGCGGTACGTTACCTACGCCGAACAGTAAACAGGTGGCGCTGGTAGCTGAAAAGCGCCGTGCGGCGCTGAATTCTCTGTCTATCGACCCGCAAAACGCCAGCCAGATTATTGCAGAACAGGTTATCCCTGAGAGTGACGGCGGTTGGTGGGTTCGTGAGGTTGGGCTGTTTGATGACACTGGCGATCTGATCGCCATTGGCAATTGCCCGGAAAGCTATAAACCGCAGCTGGCAGAGGGAAGTGGGCGCACGCAGACGGTGCGCATGGTGCTCATTACCAGCAGCACCGATAACATCACGCTAAAAATCGATCCATCAGTAGTACTGGCAACCCGTAAGTATGTGGATGACAGGGTGCTGGAGCTTAAGGTGTATGTTGATGACGCGATGGCGGCGCATCTTGCTGCAGTTGATCCTCACCAGCAATATGCGCAAAAGGCCAGCCCAACGTTAACCGGCACGCCAAAAGCGCCGACAGCTGCGGCAGGGAATAATTCGACTCAGCTTGCCACTACTGCCTTTGTGCAGGCTGCGCTGGTTGCGCTGATTAACGGCGCGCCAGCCACGCTGGATACACTGAAAGAAATTGCGGCTGCCATCAATAATGACCCTAATTTTGCAACCACCATGAATAATGCGCTGGCGCTGAAAGCCCCACTGGAAAGTCCCGCACTGACCGGAATACCGACGGCCCCAACTGCTGCGCAGACGGTCAACAATACGCAAATCGCGACAACGGCTTTTGTGAAAGCTGCCCTGGCGGCGCTTGTAGGTTCATCACCAGCTGCACTGGATACGTTAAACGAACTGGCAGCGGCGCTGGGCAATGACCCTAATTTTGCAACCACCATGACGAACGCGCTGGCAGGAAAGCAACCCAAAGACTCCACATTAACCGCGCTTAGCGGTAAGGATGTCGCAGGGATTCTCACATACCTTCAATTGGGAGAAGCAGCAAAAAGGGGTGTTGGGACAGGTGCAAATCAGATACCTGATATGAGGGCCTGGACAAGTGGTGGTAATTCGACCAATGGTTGGCGACGCAGCCCAGACGGATATATCGAGCAATGGGGTTTAACAACAAGTGTAACCTCGGTCATTTACATTAGTTTTCCAATTCCATTCACCACTGGCTTGATATCACTCAATGAACATGATAATTCGCCGGACGGAAAAACCATGACGATATGGCAATTTGGTCAGGCATCAAATATGGGTGTCAATGCTTATAACATTGGTACTTTAACAATAGACAGCACAGCATTTAATACGCCTATTTTGGCGAGCTGCCGCTGGTTTGCATCTGGGAGATAAATAATGGTTAAATATATTTATGACGCAAAAACAAATGCGTTTTATCCATATTCCAATAAAGTAAATTATTTAGCTGCCGGGCTATGGCCAGAGACGGGCGTTGACTTTGAAGAGGATGGGTTTGCTGGCTGGCAAGCTGATGCAGCCCCTGCGGGGAAAATACGCATCGCGGGTGCTGATGGAATGCCGTCGTGGGCTGATATTCCACCGCCAACGCATGATGAGCTCGTAGCGAATGCCAACATCGATAAGCAACTGCGGATCGACCAGGCTAACGACTATATGAACAGTAAGCAGTGGCCTGGAAAAGCAGCAATGGGGCGGCTGAAAGATTCAGAGAAGGAACAGTACAACGCCTGGTTGGATTATCTTGATGAACTGGAGGTTGTTGATACCTCATCAGCGCCGGATATCACCTGGCCTGTTCAACCAGCATAGGAACCTTTGATAGAAGCTACAGCACCGCCATAAATGACCGTGCTGTAGCACGGTTAAAAGTGACGGTGCCCGATGATTTCGGTACCACACTGCCAACAATGAACGTGTTGGCCATAAAAAATAAAGTTAGAAATTCACCCCCGCTTTCACCATAGACAGCACATCATCGTTGGTAATTTCCGCCAGCTTCTCCCTGATATCCTCGCTGACCTTTTTCAGGCTGAGGGTAAAATCAATCTTCCGCGCTTTCCCATCCTGAAAGAACTCAGTGCGATTCTGGGTTAACCCGTCGATCACATACATACCGTAAATCTTGCCGGTACCTTCAATCAGGGGCCAGGCTCTGCCGGTGTATGCCATTGTCTCCAGCGCGGTGAGCGATACATCGCCGCCGCTGATTTCCGGGTACAGCGTACCGGAGAGCGTGATCGGCTCCTCATCCGGGCCTATGTACTGATAGCGCGGGGATTTCCCCACGCGATCGTTTTTGACGTGTCGCCATGTATTGGACTGGTTCGACGTCTGGTAGGGCGTCGTTTGCAGCGCAAACGGAAACATGCCCAATATCATCATCATGGCTTTGCCCCTTATTCGTGGTCGGTCAGTTGCGAGCGTTTGCGCCGTGCGGCCTGCTGCTGGGCAACGGTGAGCTCTTCGCGGATGCGCTGGACAAGTTTTTGTTCATCCATCTGGCCCGCGTCGTTGATATTGATTTCAAAGTTAAACACGTCGCCGCCAGGCATCAGCGCCGCGACGGAAGCCGCGGACGGAACCGCCGACACTGGCGAACGGGCAGCAGGTTGCTGAACGCTGTACGGCAGCACCGAAGAAACGAGCGCGCCAGCCTGCTGCTGCATCCATGCGGTGAGTGATGGCACCTGCCGCTGAACCTGCTGCACCGGTTCGGCATACCCGCCACGGATAGGAATGTACGGCTGTTTATTTTTGAAGACGATTTCACCGGGGCCGTCTTTCTTCTCTGCCGTGTTGCTGGCGATTTTATCCAGACTACCGCTGATCTTCGGTGCGAGGTTTGCCGGGCCTTTCAGGTTATTGGCAAGCGCCTGCTGTTGCTGGCTCTGTTCGGTTTTTCGCTTCTGCTCCTTCTTCTCCTCTTCCTTCTTCGATTGCGCGGTGACGGCTTTCAGATCCCCGGCAAGCGTATCCGCCAGCCCGGTAAGTTTCTTCTGCGTGTTCACCTGCTCAACGGCTTTTTTGGCCCGCTCTGCCTGATCGGGGATCAAGCCCAGCTTTTCCAGCACCAGATCCAGACCTTTCCAGAGTTGTTCAACGGGCCATAGCACCAGTGAGATGGCCTCACCCACAATCTTGCCGAAGGACTCCCCGGCGCTGGTACAGGATTTAAGCGCCTCAGTGGAGAATTGGATCGGCTCAAACAGCTTTGTAAACCAGTCCCATACCGTACTGAGCGCGGAGATGATGGCGTCAAATATCGGTACCAGCGGTGAGAATACTGCGGAAACGATAGAAAAGATCGGCTGTAGCCCCTGCATCAGACCGGTGAAGAACCCGCTGAAAAACGCCTTGATAGGTTGCCAGAACTGGATGATCGCAATAGCGACGCCAGCAAACAGGGCAATCAGACCCCAGACTGGGGCAGAGATACCCGCCAGCAGCGTGATCAGGGGGCCAAAGACCGCACGACCGGCAGTAAGTAGCGCCTGCATAGGCGAACCAGCCAGCCACTGAAACGCGCCGCCCAGCCGGGTGATGCTGGTCAGCAGCTTAGCGATCCCGCCTTCACCTGCCAGCGTGGTAAAGCTCAGGCGTACAAGGGCCATCGGGCCGAGTATTGCGCCCAGCGCCAGCATAAGCGAACCCAGCACCGTGAGAATGGCCCCAATCGCGGCGACGGTCTTCATGATGGCGGCAACCAGTGCCGGGTTGGCTTCAATCCAGCCCCGGATTGATTGCAGGACGCCGCCGACTGATTTCATAATCGCCATCATTGGCCCGCGCATAGTTTCGCCCAGCGCGCTGAAATTGTTGCCAAACTCAGCTTTGGTTATCTGCCACTGTGATGAAAGGGAATCTTTATCAATATCGGATTCCCGCTTCATGGAGCCTTTCGACGCGGTGCCGTGGGTTAATTCGAGCTGTCTGCGCAGCTCAGGAAGGTTGTTGGCGACCTTTCTTACTGCCATGGCATATTCATCACCAAAAAGCTGAGTAAGAACGTTTAGTTGCTTGTCGTCGTCAAGCTTTTTGGTGGCTTCCATCACCGCCATAATGGTGCCCATGGCGTCTTTTGCCATGTTCTTCTGCACCTTCTCCGCGCTCAGCCCCAGCGCGTCCAGACCTTCCATAAACCGATCCGGTTGCACCATGGCGTTGCCCAGCTCGCGCACCATCGCTTTAACAGCAGTACCAGCAGTCTCTGCGCCTTCACCAAGGCTCAGGAATGTAGACCCTAACGCCGCCGCGTTCTTATAGCCGAGTTGATCGGCAGTGCCGCCCACTCGCAACAGAACATCAATTATTTCGGAGCCTTTTGATTTGGCGTTGTCGTCAAGATAGTTAATGGCGTCGCCTAATTCGCCAATATTCTGTATTGGTACTTTGTACAGGCCTGCAATCTTACCCAGGCTTTCTGACAACTGATCGGCAGGCAACTCAAACGCTTTTGAGGCCATGGCGGCAGTGTTGGCAAAATTAAGCAGATCTTTTTTCTGCTTCTGCCATGGATCATCGCTGTTAGCCACGCCCATACGTGCGCCGCCCTCTACCAGCGCGGCATAATCAACCGCCCCGTTGGGCATGGGTAGATTTTCGGAAGCGTCTTTGATGGCCTTTTGCATCTCAGCAAACTGAGCTGTGCGGTTGCCGCTATCATCGCGCAGACCATTCACCTGTTTGGATACGCCCTTCATGGCGTCTTCCAGACTGCTGTAACTCTTGATAGCGGCGACGACAGGAGCCACTACCGCCGCACCAGTCGCAGCGGTCTTCATGCCAGCGCTTTGCAGCTTCTCACCGGTTTCTTTGGCGCGGGCATAGCGGGCTTGCGCCTGAGTGACGGACTCAAGCCGCCGCTGCTGCTCAGTAAGCTGGCGGTTGTACTGTGCGGTGCGCTGGCTGATTTGTTCCGTTGCCCGGCTGGTACTGCTGATCGCAATCCCTTCGCTGTAGAAGCTGGCGCGCAACTGGTTGAGCTGGGCCTGTTCCGCTTTCTGCTGGGCTGTGAGGTTGCGGATCGCTGCCCGCTGCTGGTTGAGGGCGGTAACTTGTTCAGCACTGCGCTGTTTAAGTGGGCCGAAAGCCGCCGCCATTTCACGCGCCTGCGTCTTTGCCTGAGCCAGTTGATCGGTGGTTTTTTTGTTGGCGTTGGTCAGCCGGTCAAAGCTGGTAGCCTGACGCTCAAGCCCTTTGATGCTGCTCTGCGTCTGCTTAATCTGAGAGGCCAGCGCGGCGGCACTCTGGCGCGCCGCGTTGACAGGTTGAGACATATTATTCAGGGCGCTGAATGCCACCTGAATATTTAATTTGCGGTCTGCCATTTTATTGATCTCCGCCACTGCGCGCAGCGGCTTGATCACGCCATAACAGAAGTTCCTCTACCGTCATGGCGTCCATCTCCGCTGGTCGCCAGTGGAAAATGACGGCGATATCCGCCATTAAGTTTTCTATGCGTTCGCAGGGGCATCGGATGACGCGCTGCCCGTATCCGTCCCGCTCTGATCCGAAGGTGGTTGCAAAAAATCAACCACCGCATTGGCGAGCTGGCAGAAGTCCCACGTATCCATGCGGGCGATTTCGTCAGCGGTCAGTGCCGGGGCGGTAACGCGCGGCAGCAAAACAACCAGCGCATCATAATTCGACGTCAGAACGTCATAGACTTTTAAGCCACGCAGCGATCCGGCCTGCTTCAGGACTGGCGTGATCGTGATTTCGCTGATTGCCGTCTTGCCGCGAACGATAGGCGCATTGAGCGTTACAACTTCTTTACCGGTTACTTTGGTCATGGTGCGTTAATTCCTTATAAGCCAATGTTAGCGCGGTGTTTTTCCATCATGTCAACGCCGCCAACTTTGTAGATCATATTGAGCACATCAACTTCAATGATTTCTTCGCCGTTGATGGTCAGCTTGTAATAGGTGTTTTTCAGGGTGTACTTATGGGAAGTATCATCCCCGGTTTTGGACGTGCCCGGATCCATCTCCGTGAAGCGTCCGCGCGTCTGGATTTCAACGGGTACCGCTTCGCCGGTTGAATCATCCTGGTACGACCCCGCATAGCGCGTTTGCATACCATCGGCGGTGGCGATGCCCCATTTTTTCAGCAGTCCCGCATCCATGCCGCCAAGGGTGATATCCATATCCAGTGCCCCGGCATCAAAGCCGAGATCGACCGCGACAGAACCCGGCATACCACCGGCCTGATAATCCTCTGTTTTGCGGGTTAACTTCGCCGGGGTGATTTCCGGCACCATGCCGAAATAGTTATCCCCGTCAAAGAACATGTTGAAGTATTTAAGTTTTTTAGGCAGAGCCATACGCGCCCCCGGTTAGTTATTCACTGCGCTGGAAAACGTAGCGAAGTATTCATCAGTGAACTCCTGCACCAGGCTGAGATTTTCCAGCGGCGGGACAGGCGTGTAGTTGTATTTGATGGTGAGCTGTCCGTTGCGCAGCGTTTCGCTGGTATTTGGTTCAGGGTCATACCAGCAGCGCGCACCCAGCAATTTTCCAGCGGTCACAAGAGAGGCGAGCTTTCTATTGATGCCATCAACGATATCTTTCACCAGTGACGGGGTGAGGGGCTTATCAATATAACCAAAGTGCGCTTCTGCAATGGTGTCCGCCAGTATCTGAGCGGTACGGGTATAGCTCTCAAAGATGTAGGTTTCTTCATCGCAGGTGCGTGATCCCCAGATGCGATAACCGTCTTGTTTGATCAGGGTGGTGACGCCTGCCGCGTTCAACTCGTCCGCATCGGTATCGGTGCCTTGAAGGGTGAAATAGATATCGCGATCCATCCCCAGCACGTTATTCACTGGCACGTTGGAAATAGTTTTGTGCCAGCCCTGTGTTGCGTCGATTTTGGCGCGCATCCCTACCGCATGAGCACCTACCGGCACGGTGGCATTTGCTCCGGCATTGGTGTCGTAGCAGATGAAGTTAGGCCAGATCACCATCATTTCACGCTGGGCAAAATTCTCGCGGTACTCCTTCACTTCCGCGATGGTTTTACAGCCATTCGCGGACACGTAAGCAAAGGCGCGCAGCTTCTCAGCCATTACACCGAGTTGCGCCGCCACTGGCTGAGTATCAAGGCCGGGAACGGCAAGCACACGCGGACGGACGCCAACACGCATCTCCGCCGATAACAGCGCATACATGCCAGTGAAAAGCCCTGTTTCCGGGTCGGTGCCGCCAATGACTAACTGATCCTGTGTCGGTGCTGTGCCGGTATCCGGTGGCGGAATTTTTGACGCATCAGCCACGCGGATCACAATGGTCTGCGGGCTGGCCTGGTCTGAAATGGCTTTCAGAGTGGTGAACAGGGTGCCGGTTTTGCCTGCTTTTCCCAGCATGTTAGCCACGCGGGTAATCAGTACAGGGGTATCCAGCGGGAACGCGCCTTCGTCTGCATCGTCAGCGATGCAAACGACGCCGATAACCGCCGAATCAATATCGGTGATCATCGTGCTCAGATCGGTGGTTTCCGTAATGCTGGAACCGTGGTGGTAATTTGTGGCCATGTAGTGCCTCCCAAGGCTCAATGATTGCCACTTATCATTGCGACAATTGCCAGCCGGTGCGAGAGGTGGGCGTTGTCAGCAGACCGCAACAACAGCCCCGCGTTGTCTGTACGCGCGCGCGTGGCGACGATGGTACCCTCACCAATGAGGGAACCAATAAGATGTTGGATGATGATGCGCGTTATTCGCCCCGCCCGGCGTTCAGTATTCAGATTGAGGGTAAGCAACTCACGGCGCTGGATGATCGTTTGATTTCGTTGTCGCTGACGGATAACCGGGGATTTGAGGCGGATACGCTTGATCTCACGCTTGATGATTCAGATGGACAGATCGTTATGCCTTCGCGAGGTGCAAAGATTTCCGTTTCATTGGGGTGGGATAATGACCCGCTGGTATTTAAGGGGCTGTATACCGTTGATGAGATTGCGCACCGTGGCCCGCCTGACCGACTCACAATAAGCGCTCGCAGCGCAGATTTTCGCGACACGTTCAACGTGAAGCGTGAATACTCTTGGCATGATATTTCCGTTGGCGATGTGGTTGCCAGCATCGCAAGCCGGTATGACATGCGCGCCGGGGTGAGCGAAAAGCTGGCGAAGCTTGAGATCGATCACGCTGACCAGACCAGCGAATCAGATATTAGCTTTCTCACCAGAATGGCGGATATGCTGGGTGCGGTTGCCACTGTCAAAAATGGCATGTTGCTTTTTATCACTCCAGGGCAGGGGTTAACCCAGAGCGGTAAGCCACTACCGGCGATCAGCATTGTGCGGGCAAGCGGCGACAAGCACAGCTTTAGCATTGCCGATCGTGATGCGTATACCGGTGTTACTGCTTACTGGCTGGATCTGAATTTCGGGAAAAAGCCCGCCACCACGGTACAGACAAACACCCGCAGACGCCGCAGAACAACGAAGCCGAAGAAAGCCAAAGAACCCGCCTCAAGCAGCAAGGAAGGGGATTATATGGCAGGCGCGGAAGGTAACGTATTCGTGATCCGCAAAACGTTCAAAACTGAGAAGGCTGCGAAGCGGGCGGCGGCGGCAAAGTGGAGCCAGTTACAACGTGGCGCGGCGTCATTCTCCATCACGTTGGCGCGGGGCCGGGCGGATTTGTACCCGGAACAACCGGCAAGCGTATCGGGCTTTAAGTCCACGATTGATAATGGCTACTGGACGATTACCCGATGTGTGCATGATATCGGCAGCGGAGGTTTTACCACCTCGCTGGAGCTGGAAGTTAAGATCGATGAATGGACGGCTGAGGTGGGTGACGAATCAACGGGTTAAGCGTTATACTTGACGTGATATTAACCAGCCCAGAGGAGGCCCGCGTATGGCAATGCGCTGTCCTCGCTGCCGTGCAGTTGCGAAAACTCGTACCAGTGTAGAGTTGAGTGATTTAGTGCGACGCAGTTATCACCAGTGTCAAAACATGTTGTGCGGCTACTGCTTTACCAGCATGACGCAAATAGACGAATCATTAAACCAGACTCAGCCAGTCCCCGGCGCGGTGGTTCCTCAAGATGTTTTCCCGCGAAGTCATCACGGCGAAGACCAGTTAAGTTTGGTGTTATAAAAAACAAACCCGCCTGAAAAATAGGCGGGTTATTTGTTTCTACTGCTCAAGTATTTTTATTATCTGACCGCTTTTGATGTCCACGTCCGCAGAAACTGTTTGTTTTACAACTGCCCCGTAAGTGTTTGTGCCTTTGAATGTTGTGCTAACAATGGCATGAGGTGTTCCTTTCATCATCACCCGATAGGTTGTTTCTACGTGTTCATATGAATCATCGTTATTCATACTTTTCTTGATGGCAGTCTCTAATGGTTTATACGCCCCACTCCAGTGATTGAATTGATCTTCGAAGGTGTCAAACGTGACGCGATTATCCAAGGATGTTGGGTCATTTTTATAATCACCCTGGCACCAATCGAGCACCATGCCGAGCTGGAGATCTTTGGATTTTGTGTATGAATACTCGCTTACGCAACCGTAAAAACCATTGATTGAAGATTGTGGAAATTCATTGATTTTTGTAAACGTTTCAATGATGTTGCGGCGCTCTTTTTTAGAGCTAAGACGCCAATCATTAAGTGTTTTGGTTGCGTATTCAAATTCTTTTTTCTGTGGTTGGGTGGCGGCTGGCGCTGCTGCCGCTTGCGGTGCTGTTGTTTGCTTTGGGGATAGGCTTGCGCCAATAGCGCTAACGATAATACAGATTGCAAAATAGACGAGTGAAGATTTTTTCCTGTTTGGCATAAAAACCCACTTCGGATTTATAAGCCCGACCCAGAAAGCGATACCGGCTATCGCTGCAATGATGGTGATGATTTTTTCCATTGGATACCCTCCGTATTGAGGCGGGTATTATTGTCGATGGTGCTCAAAAACGGAACAGCCAAGCGCGGTGCGCCTGGCTGCTTCTTTGTCGAAGTGTAGTCAAAATGTAGACGAAGATTAGAATAAATCCTTTTATTCCATTGTGTTACTGGCTAGATTTCTTCACCATCCCTGTCTTCCCCCACATGATGTGGGGGTTTTTTTTGCCCTTCAAACTTGTTAACCGTTTATTCATCCGTTGACTCCTCAAGCTTCCGTTATACTAGCGGCATGACATGACAGGAGTTTTTATGAATCAATCCTATGGACGGCTGGTAAGCCGGGCAGCAATTGCGGCGACCGTCATGGCTTCCTGCCTGCTGCTGATTAAAATCTTTGCCTGGTGGTATACCGGTTCGGTCAGTATTCTGGCAGCACTGGTGGACTCGCTGATGGATATCGCCGCCTCGCTGACGAACCTGCTGGTGGTGCGCTACTCGCTACAACCGGCAGATGAAGAGCACACGTTCGGGCATGGGAAGGCTGAATCGCTGGCCGCCCTGGCGCAGAGTATGTTTATCTCCGGTTCGGCGCTATTCCTGTTTTTGACCGGTATTCAGCACCTGGTTTCACCGTCGCCGATGAACGATCCTGGCGTGGGCGTGGTGGTGACAGTTGTTGCACTTATATGCACACTGGTTCTTGTTACGTTCCAGCGTTGGGTGGTACGTAAAACGCAAAGCCAGGCTGTAAGGGCGGATATGCTTCATTATCAGTCTGATGTTATGATGAATGGCGCTATTCTTATTGCGCTCGGTCTTGCCTGGTATGGATGGCATCGCGCCGATGCATTATTCGCATTAGGGATTGGGATCTATATTTTATATAGTGCCTTACGGATGGGTTATGAGGCGGTACAGTCGCTTCTCGACCGTGCGCTTCCCGATGCTGAGCGACAAGAAATCATTGAAATCGTGACGAGCTGGCCTGGCGTCAGTGGAGCGCACGATCTCCGTACGCGGCAGTCAGGGCCGACCCGCTTTATTCAGATTCATATTGAAATGGAAGACAACCTGCCGCTGGTTCAGGCTCACGTCATAGCTGAACAGGTAGAGCAGGCGATTTTGCAGCGTTTTCCTGGTTCAGACGTCATCATTCACCAGGATCCCTGCTCGGTTGTACCCGGGTACGTTGGGCTTTCGTAA